CCCTTAGCTTCTTGACATCTGCAATATACTTTTCTTCTAACTGCAACAGAAGCTTATTTTTTTCTGCCTCATCTTTAACCTCTTGCTCGATAAGAGCCTTGTTAGACTTATAGTCAGCCTCTAGCAGACTTTTTTTAGATGATAAAGTCCTGCGGAGCGAGGCCAATCTAATTTTGTTAGCCTTTTCCTCTGCGGCAGTAGCGGCAACCAGCGCATCGGAAGCTTTCGTGCGCTCACTCGCCTCTGCCTCTTCGTCGTCTATAGTTTTTTGTCTTGCCTTTTTTGCGTTCGCTATCGCCCGCAGGGTGGCTGCCTCTTTTTCACCTATCAGACCTATCTCTTCATCTATACGTATTCTTTCTATTTCTTTTTGGTGAGAACTCATTTTCATAATAGCAAGCTCTTTTCGCGCTTGCTCTATTCTCTTTTTGCCAGCAACAGTTCCACCAGCTTGAATATACTCCAAGAGCTTCTGCTCCTTCGTCAAAACCTGAACTTCCGCAGCCGCCTCCTTGTGTACTTCTGCAAGATCTTCCTGAGTTTCAAGATACAGTTTAGCGCCACGATTACCTACCATAACAACTTTTCGATTTCGATCAGACTCTTTGGTCGATTCGCTTATAGCATCGGCATTTTCGCGCATCTTCTTTTCCAGATGCAATACAGCAAGCTCTCTCATCGCCCCACTAAGCTTATTAACCTTTAACGCTAAATCCTTAGTTTCCTCCTTGGCCTCTTTCATAGCCTCAGATGCACCAAAAAGGCTTGGCATAAAGCTAGTTGCCAGCGCAGCGCCAACAGCCAAGAATGCACCTATGATCGCACCGTGAGGACCAAACAATGATGCTATTTGAGAACCCTGCTGACCAAACACAAGCATCTTATTCTGACCCATCTGCAACTGTACTGCAATATCCTGCACTTGATGACCAACTTGCCCCATGCCGCCACGCATAAACCTCATCTGCTGCTTGACCGCACTGGCCTGCTTTGCAGTTCCTTTTAGCTTTTTGTTCATGTTGCCAACGGCAGGGGTCATCTCATCAATGAGTGACATTCGGGCAATAATGTGGGCTTCGTGCTTCAACATTTAACTTTGCTCTCTGAATTTTTCCTGTAGCTCATAAAACTTATACCAATACTCAAACTCATCGGCAGTCATGTCTAGCACTGATTGAAGGGGAAGGTGACGACGATCTGCTAAAGCAAAAAGCGCATACATTTCTGTAGGCTTGCCGTCACCATCTATTAGTTTCCCTCGATTTCCTCTTGACTTGACAGGTTAAGAACAAAGTCAGCCACCTTGTCAATAACTTTTGGATCAACGCTAGTCTTGAGCTTTTGCTTATCACCAACATCAAACAACCTCTCACCTTTCTCGTCCACCACCGAGTAAACAAGAAAAGTCATAATTAGGTCGTTATCATCGGATTCATCAGCCATTGAGCGACACTTTGATATTTCTGCCTTAGTCAAGTTCTTGGCATAAATAGTAGTATTGTCCCACTCAACAACTCTTAGCTCTCTCATCGCCTTTGTGTCAAAATGAGTAACAGCCTTATCAATTAGCCGACTCATTAAACAGTTGCCTCTGTCATCGCGCCATTACCTGTAACGCTAAAGGATGCTTCAACTAATCCATCTACTGATCCGGTCTTGCTGACAGACTCAACAATACAGGCTCCAGACCACTCAATGTAACCAGTAGTGTTACCCGTGGGATAGATTTTAATAGTAATTCCTGCGCCCTCAACCAATGCGCCTTGTCCTGTAGAGTCGGAATCGTCCCAAATAGCATTGAAAGATGCTGACCAAGACTTTAATGTGGCCTTGTTTGTCTCCCAATCATTTCCCATTGTGGTTGAACCAACCGTTGCTGACGATGTGTCTAGCGTCCAATCTTTAATCTCCGCTACGGCATTGGTTGCTACATAAACCGCACCGCCTTTACCTACGTGAGTAGCCATCTTCTTTTCCTCTAGTTAAATTGCGGTACTTGGTGTACCCTCTCTAGTGTCATATTGTACACTAATTCCTAATGAGGCAAAACCTAATGGTTGGTCAGCCTCCCCTATAAAATCTGCCGAAAACGATGTCAGTGTCGCTTTTTGCGCGTAACCACCCAAGTCGGGATCAGACGCAAGCGCAACTTCTACCTCTTCGCATATCTGATCAACCAGGTCATCGTATCCCGCTACTCCCTTAACAAACACCTCAACAGCTACTTCCAGCATTCTTTGTTGGTGCCTGTTGTTTGTTGTAGCAACAGACATGGCTGTGTGCGTAATTGTTTCTTCTTTGGTGTATACCAACAGAGCAGGCATTTCGCCAGTAACTATGGGATAGACTCTTGATTTATACACATTAGAGCCAGTAGTTGTTAGTCCCGTAAGGGTGAGTGCAACTCTATCTCTAATTAACTTTCTAACGTGTGCCATTACTGCACCTCTAGCATAAGCTCTGTCATTCCGGTGCCGTCAGGCATAACCACTGCAATAATATAATTGACCGCGCCAATACTTAACGCACCCCCGTCTACTGTACCCGTAAGATCAGACTCACGACACATGACTTTGGGTTGGCGCATGGCAAAAGCCACCGAGCCTGTTCCATCTGCCGCGTAATACTCATTGTCAAATATAACAGTTATAGTTGACGCTGAACCACCAACAGGCGTATAAGTCGCAGAAACGCCAAAGTCAGCTAAGAGCAAGGCTCTATCATCTAGCGACTCAACAGGCATTACTTAGCCTTCTTGCTTTTAGCTCGTTTCTTAGGCTTAGTCTCATTAGACAGCCCTACGGACCTATCAACCGCCTTTGCTTCTGGCGTTACAGCTACAGCCTCAATTCTGCCCATAGCTAATAAATTCTTTGCATCTTCGTCACCGATAGTCTCAATAACGTCTGACGCCACATATCGCTTACCTTTAAGCAATAAATCTTTCAATACAATATACATATTTGACTCCTAAATATACCCACCCCCGTAGGGGTGGGATACTCGTTACTTTTCTACTTAACTAGCTTGAGCGCCTAAGCAGAATGACTGTGCGTGTCTAACCGCAACGTCACACGACTGCATAGCATTCACTCGGATAGTACCAGACTTGCTGTGCGTGTATGGGTCAACCAGAATGTCCAGACCACCGAAGAATCCGATAATAAGGTCACTGTAGTTACCAAAATACGCATCGCCAGTAGCGCCTTGGTTAGAGCGAACAGCTTTGTAACCGTTGACAGTTCCACCAGGCTCAACAACAAACTGTGCAGTACCAGTTGCTTTCTCGGTAGTTTTTAATGCGCCAACCATGCTAGAGTGCATGATATAACCCAAGTTACCAAGCAAAGCGTTATCAACAGCAACAGCAGTTTCCATTCCAACGACTTCCCCAAAAGTAGGGTTAACGCCAACAAATGCCTGAGTGTTAATGCCAGTAGTGTTTTTAATACCTGTTGGAGCGCCACCAGTTCCGTCACCAGCCAATCCAGCAAAGTCAATGCTAAGAGCAAGGCTCTGCAAAAGATCATCACGTACCATTGCCTCAACGTCCATAGACGACTGAATTAATAGTTGACGGGTTACGTCAGTGTGTCCACCAATAGTCTTAGGCGTAAGGTTGATCTGACCAGTAGTCATTTCAGTCTCACCAGTGTCGCCACCCTCAGTGCTAACCCAGCCAGTTTGTGCGGCAGTCAGCTTCTTAGGAATGGTAACATTACCTTGCAGTCCGTTAAGAATTCGCGCACCAGCCTGCATAACACTAGACTGATTGCGTAGAACGTCAATGAACTCGCTTCCTCGGTAATCTTCACCGAACAAGTCATGCTCATCAGCAGAGTTCAAGTCACGCTGCCAACCATTCATAACGTCAACTGGTAGCATAATACCCTGCGGGGACGCACCGTACTGCTTTGCGGCTGCGCGAGAGCAATCAAACTCAAAAGCGGCTTCTTCTTGCAAAGCTCGATCATTGGGGTTAGCCAATGCGCGAATAGCTCGCATAACGGAAAACTGCTTGCGCTCATTCTTAGTTAAACCAATCTCTTGATTGTCAATAGCTTTACTAGAGCTAACAACGTCAAGTAATTGACCTCGGAAATCAGCAACGTCAGCGCCATCTGCTACTGCTTTGTGCGCTAAGTCCATCTGATTGTGGCGTGAGCCAAGAGCAAGAATTTGCTCGGCATTTTTTAGTGCAGAGTTTCGGGCATTTGCCTCAAGCTCCGCAACATTTACTTTATCTTCTGACATAATAGTTTCCTCTTTAAAGTCAGTTTTAATTACGGGTTTAGTTGAGGAATCAGCCGAACGACCCACGCCAACTGTCACATCAGCGGGAATTGATACTATGGATGCTTCCATCGGTGCCCAAGAACGTGCGACATAAGTGTCTTTGTCCTTGCGCTCAAGTTTGCTGATATTATACCCGACAGATATATTGCCTCGTATATCATCAGCGACATCGTTGAATACCTCGCTGGCAAGAGCGCCTTTTCCAAAGCGCACGACTGAGCGCAACACACGATCAGCACCATCTAGTTCAACAGATTCGATTACCCCAATTTGTTTCTCAGGGTCATGGTCAAGCAGCAATGGCGCTCGACCTGAATTTAAAAATGACAAATCAATGGACTCAGGGCTATGATCTAGCACCTCCATACCAAATGACCGTTGCACTGGTGTCTCAGAGCTAACAGCAATGCGAACCCTGCGGCTACCCTCTTCAACAGCCCTAGCCTCTAGCTTCATTGATCTTTTGACAACTTCGCTTGCATCAACGCGAATCTCTGCGCTATCCTCGGCCTCTACAGTCTTAGGCTCAACAGGATCAGCTGCATCGGATGACTCTAACTTATCTGTTTCTGACATAACTACCTCTCTTAATCGGTTTGATTCTCAAACCCCCGACCACAATCGGCCATATTGCATTATAACATTAAATACAAACAGCCCTATAAGCTGTCCGTATGCGGTATTAACTTGCTTGACTTTTGTACACCATCGTTAATAGTCTCAAGGTCAGCCCTGACCAAAGCAACCTGATCAGTGCTTGCATCAAACGTACTCAAACCGGAAACATCAGCTTTACTTGCGTTACGACTTGCAGTGTCGGTGACAACTTCCTCCCCATCAAGAGTTGCTTTAACGTCTGTACCTGAGAAATTTAATTGGTCGGTTTTGGCTTTAATGGCTGCAACATTATCTATATCCGCGATTAATATTGTATTTCGCCACACAGCATCTAAGCCATAACCGCTAGTAGTGGGGGTTTTAATGGGATAGCCATCGCCCGTATCCCTAAAGAATCTGCGATTATCGGTTTGCTTGAAACTGGCTGTGGTGTTGTTATCCAAGAAAAGATTAACAACGGCAGAGTTAATTCTAAAGTTAGATTGGTCAATAGCAGTAATTCCACCAAAGAAGTCTCTCAGGCCAAGCTCCGTTGTTAAGTTGTACATCCACCACGCATACAGCTCTGCCATAGCCCAATCTGTAGCGATAATAAGGTTTACATCGTTTTGTGCATAATCAGCCGCAAACTTTGTTACAGTAGAGCCATCAACCCCCATAGCGGCATATACCGCACTGTCAACCTGTTCAGCCAACACGCTAAAACCAGAACTGGTGTCCAAGACGTTACTAGACCACTCATTTTTGCCTAGCTTAGTTAAACGGACGCGCACAGTATCACCGTCCGTGTACTCTACGCCCTCCGTGTATGAGCTAGTGTAAGAAGTTCCCGATACAACCTCATTTACTCTTTCTGTCGATGTTGTAACATTGTAAATCTGTAAGCGTGACCCTGCGGATATGTTAGTGATGCTTATAGGTTGCGGTGGAAATACTGTACCGTTGGCATCGGTTCGAGTTCCGTTAAAAACACCATTGTTAGGCAGGGTAATTAATCCAGTCGTGGTTGCATCACCTGTATAGGTACAGCTATCTACAACCATATCCCAATCGTCCAAGTTAAACGAATCGCCTGTTCTTATTAAGTCCTCTCCATAACCCATATTAGCTGTTTGAGCAATTTGGTACTGGTAATAGTCGTATAGCTTTTGCGTGTCAGCATCCTGTGTAATCGTAACGGTTTCAGTACCAAAGTTTAATGATATACCAGTGATTGCCGCCGCT